GTCGTTAATCGCACGTTGGATTTTGTATTTGCCGTCGTAGCTATAAAGCGTGATATTGCCTTTACTACCGCCCACTTTTGCATTGTATTTTTCAGCCGAAAGTTCAATAAACGCCTGAATATCACCAAAAATGCCATCTTTAAAATTGCGCATCTCCTTATTTAAGGACACGCCTTTTTCCACCCATTCACGCACAAGCACATCACGTGCTTTGTCGATATCTTTCACCAACTCAGCTGGCGTTAAATTGCCTCTTGCATCACGCCAGTATTCTTTCCCTTCAATCATCACCTTCATTTAGAGTTCCTCTTTATCTAACTTAATCACCACAAGTCGCTTACCTTTATCACGTTTACATCGGGCGACTGTTGCCGAGCTGTAAATCGTTTTTTCGCTCACATTGAGTTTCTTTGCTAATTCTTCCGCAGTCCCGTCACCCAAATTCTCTTCGCCACGATAGACTGCATAAATTTGCCGACGCGTTGCCATTCATCCTCCTAATTTAAATACTTACGCCAAATCACACGAATACCTTCCACCGTAAATTGCGCTTCTTGGTATCGACCTACATCACGCCCCACGTGATACACATAAGCCCGTTGGTCTTTCTCTAGCTTTTCTGTTACCGCATTATTCATCACACGCACCGTCGGTCTTATCTTCTCAAAGTGCACATTAATCACCGTAAGCCCCATTTCATTTAAGCGTCTCACCGCTTTTTCTACTTGTTCTAAATAAGCCAACATCACGGCATTGTTTTTGTTTAATTGTTTGTTTTTTCTTGCTTGTAACATGGTCATCTCCTTAACTAATTAACATTTTGCTGTATTGTTCGATCATCTCTGCGCTAATTTCGGTTTCGTTAATCTCTGCCGAACGCACAACACCTCGCATTAACTTACTTAATCGGCGTGCGTTGCCTTTACAGGCCTTCAATAAAGGGTCATTAAATTCACTCGTATTAAGGGCACTTTCCGCTAACATGGCTAAATCGTCATCAGGTAGGGCATTACCAAGGTCACAAGCAAATCCTACGCGGCTATAAAGCTGTGCCAGTTCGTTATTTTTACCTTTTAAATTCACCAACAAGCGAGGCATACCCGCTAAAATCACGCCACAATTCGTTAAATCATGAATGCGTCGGATAAATTCCAAGGAGCGGGTAGAAAGTAACTCGGCTTCATCAATCATTAACAAACGTTCCGCACCGTTGAGTTTTTCCACAATACTTGCCAAGACATCATTATTAACACCGCGACTGGTCGCCCCTACAGTTTCAGCAATCTTGCGTAGTAACACTTTCGGTGTGCAACTTGGATCAACCTCAATCAAAATGGCTGAACTATGTTCTTTCGCATATTGTTTAAGCATTTGTGTTTTGCCTAAGCCTGCTGCACCGTAAATCACATTAATTTCGCCCTCTGCGTGAGCAAAATGCATAATTTCCATACCGCGCTTTGCTGTTTGAGTGGGGACAAATGCATTGTTGTATTTCGCTTCAACCACTTTCGCCTTATGGCGTGCTAACAACTCATCCACTTTTTCATCGAGCCACTTGGTATCGGTTGGATATTTACCGTTTAAATATTGGCTCACTGTTGTAATGGACACATCAAACAAGGTTGCCACTTGTTTTTGGCTCATCTTGTGCGCATCCATAAACGCTTTTAATTCTTGTGCTTTCATTTTTTTGCCCTTTACTCATTCACTAACTTTTTTCTTTGTTCCCACGCTTCTTTATCCGCTTTGGTTAAGAAAATTGGGGTAGCTTCCTGTTTGGCTTTCGGTTTTGTGCGTAACAATTCAAAACCTTGCTGATGCTCAATCGTAATAATCGGGTTAAGTTCCGCATTAATCTCATCAAGCTGTTCTTGTTTCAATTTCGCGCGGCGTGCATGACGCTCTTGGCGTGTTTTCTCAACAAACGGCATTGGGAACGCATCACGTTTATTGCCATCTAGTTCGGCATAACACACAAAAGTGCCGTCTTGCTTTCTCACAATCACTTGGCTTGGATCGTGAATATCAAACATCACTTGCACCTTTTGCCCATCAACATCGAGCAATTTCGTGCTAAAGTAATAATTATTGAAAAGTTGTAACCAACCACGTTGTGCCACACGTAATGTACTTGGGCGGAATAAATCCCTTGCTTCCACTGGCGTAACAAAGACCAAATCATTAGGGTTCATTTTTTCCATCAACTGACGGCGTTTTTGTGCAGGTGTCATTCCCCCTAGTTCTCTGTGCTCGTGTTTATTGTTGTATTCATCAATGCCTTCTTGACAGGCTTGTAAAAACTGATTCCAGCTTGGCAATTTACCCACTGCCCATTGTTGTTTTGGCGTTAGCTGTGTCGCACCTTTACGTTTTGCTTTATCCAGTGAAATCACTGCTGTGCTCACTTGTCGCACCGTGTCTTTATCCGCCCCTGTGCCGTGGTAAGTCTCAAACTGGCGACCGATTTTGTATAAAATCGTTTGATGCACCCGCTCAATAATCCCACGCCCTTGTGGATTGCCCGGAATCCCTGTTTGGTGATTAATCCCCAAACGCGGCAACATCCCCGTAATATCACCATCAAGCATCCAGTTTTTCTCACCCCCACCGTTATCGGAGTAATAAATTGCGGGTATGCCGTAGCGTTCCACGCCATAACGCAAGGCATCTGCCACAGCCAGAACGTTTTCCGCCAAACTAGCCGACCAACCCACAATAAAGCGGCAAGAGGTATCCATAATTAATGTCACCTCAGGAATAAAAGGGCGACCGTGTTCAGGATGGGCGACTTTCAATTTCATCGCATGGCCATCACCTACCCACACATCATTCACCTGCAACACGCTCCAATCGCGTTTAACATAAGTGTTAAGGGCGCGTAGTTCAGAACCCGTCTTACGACCAATTTCCTTAATGTGTTTTGGCAATTTCGCCAACGCAGCGCGAACTTGGTCAATGCTCGGTTTCATTTCTAAACGTAACGGCTCGTCTGCAAAACGTGCATCCCATTCAGCCGAAAAATAGTGATAGGCTTCTGCCACATTGATGCCATTGGTTTGGCGATATATCGCCAAAAAGTCAGGCAACCACACAATTTCTTCAGCCTTTTTCGCCACCCGTTGCATTGGCGCGAGAGCTTTTAATCGTTCTTCAGGGGTATCCGCCTTTTCATAATCCAACACCCATTGATTCAAAGTGCGGTCAGATAAAGTGCGATTTTTTCCTTTCTTGTTATTGGCGGTTTCAACCAATCTCATCAAATCAGAAGAAATGCCACCATGTTTGATTTGTTCACAAAAAAACTTAATCGCCTTGTAACGAGGTTGGGCTTGTTCAAGCTGTGCCACTTGGGCAACCAACGCCATTCTTGCCCCTGCTACTTCACGTTGTTTTTCCGTTAAAGTTTTTAATTCCACCTGACGGAGATCGGCGGGGAGGGATTTGGGTTTGGCTTTCACGATAGAAACTGCAAATTTATTACGAATTTCATCTTGTAAGGCTTGTGGCATTGATGAAAGAGCATATTCTTTGCCCCCACCTTTGCCTTCACGTTTACGCCATTCCACATTTTCACGCTCAAACAATGCGAGTGCATTTTTATGTGCAGTAGGCATGTTTAAAAGTTTAAGTTTTAATAATTCCGCTATCGGATAATGCGTTTTTAAAGAAATTTCGTTCATAAATGATCCTTTTTGTTTCTTTTACGTTTAAATTCCTTTAAGATTAAAACTTATTTGTTAAAACAGGTTTTCGGTTACGTTCAATTCGTTCCTGAGAACGTGCAGCCCAAATTTCTTCAGGGGCAACACCGACCGCATTAGCGATAAGTCTTTCCATTTTCGGATAGGGTTTATCAAGTGCGGTCTTTAATGTGTTGTAACTCACGTTCCCAACTTTAGCCAAAGAACGTAAAGACCACCCGTTTTTACGCAACGCAGCCAAAATATCCGCACGATGCCAATCGCATATAGCGGTTTTTTTTGTGTCGCTTAATACACTCAT